CATTTCTGTGCCGTTGATTTCAATAAACTTCTGTCTTAATACGCTTACACTGTCTTTTGTGAGCATATCGAGTGTAATTCTTTCTTTGATTTCCATAGTAACTCGCTCCTTATCTGATTATGTAAGTAATAATGAAATTGATTTTTTCGTCCTCTGCAAAAATGTCCGTTGAACTGACATAAATCCAAGAGCCGTCAAGTCTGATGTTTATTAATTTATTTGCTGTTGAATATACAACAAAACTAGACAACCTACTTTCGTTTTTTGCCGCATACGGTAAACCTGACATCTGAATATATTTTTTATGAGAGAGCAGTGCCGTAATATTGACCAATACAGTTACAATATTACCATTTTTAGAATATACAAAACTGCCCTTGCAACCAGCATATATTTCTTGGGCTGGTGCTAATGTTCCTGTACCACTCTCAAAATTTGAGCTATCATATTTAGCCGCAAGCGACTTGTCTGTCGCTGTTTTGTTGTCTGTTACGGTCTGACTCAGAGTACTGATTGACTCATCAGCTGAGGACTTATTGTCTGCAATCTGCTTGCTTAGCTGAGCGACTGCATTGTCTACACTGTCCTTATCAGCTTTAAGATTAATCTTCATTGTCACTGTTTCGTCAATGTCTGTTATTTCATCTTCAAGCTCGGTTTTATCTGCCTTTGCAGATAAGGCTGTGTTAATCGCAATTATTCTCTCGCTTAGCGTGTTGATGTTGCCATCCGCAAGCGCTATGTCTATGCTGTTCTCGTATATGCCGTTTTCGATTTTGTTCAGGCTTTCTGCGCAAAGTGGTGTAGCTGTGCTCGGTGCGTCTTCCCAATTTGTTTTTGTGTATGCCATAATATTTATTCCCCCTTTGCCTCTATGCTGTCTGTCAGAGCTTTAATTCCGCTCAATGTACGGCTCAGCACATAGGCTTTTACTTTTTCTTTTTTAGGTTGTCCTACGTTATCATAAACGAAATCACCGTTTGAATCAGTAACATAGCTTTCAATTTCTATTCCGTCACCAATCTGTACCCAAGGTCTGCCGTCAAGAGTAGCTGTAAGCGGTGTGTAGGAACAATAATAAAATCGTTCACCTGTTTTGCCGTTAAGAAGATTTTGTACATTGTGTATTACCGAACCGCCTGTGCCGTCATCCTCCTGTCGGCAGACTGTATTTTTTGTTAAGTCATAACTGTTCGACTCATCGCCCCACAAAGTTTCAAACTCGATTGTTTTTTTCTTCCTTGACGAATAACCGTTGATAAACACAAATTTGTTGTAGCCGCTGCAATCGTATTCTTCTGCGTATAAGTTTTCGTAAAAATTGTATTTTTCTGTACTCTTGCCGAGTTCGATGTATCTAAAAACGCCATAGCTTGCATTAGGAATAATTGTTCCAAATACTCCGAGCAATTCACAGCAATTCTTGAGCAGCTCGCCGTATGTAATTGTATTTGAGTCCCCAAGCCATGCTCTGTTATAGGTTGGGAAATTTCGTACAGTTAAGCCTGTTGATTGGTTTATCACCTCGTCAAGAATATCTTTGTTATCCTCAACCTGAATCATATGCTTTCCGTTGTAGTTAAGGCATTGCACGACTAATTCGCCAATTTTATATCCGTTTGGATAAGTTTTCCATAAATTAAATAGCTTGTTTGTTGCGTCAATGTCATATAACATAGAGAGTGCGTCATAAGCGACGATGTGCCGCTGATTGCGGTTATTCTTGTCGAGCTTTGCGCTGTCAATAATACCGCTAAACAAATAATATTCCTTTGCAGCTACGGTTTTTCCCGGCAAAAGTGATGTACCTAAAAACAGCTTTGCAGATGGCAGCAGCTTTTCTCCGCTCGGAAAACGCTGCGTTAATTTTACGCTTATCCATTTGCCTACAAGGTCATTTGTAAAGGTTCTGTCACTTGAATTTACAATGTCAATGTTAAATTCAGCAGCAATACAGCCACCGAATTTCAGCTTGCTTTCATCACAAACTGACTGTTTAAGGCTCATACTTTCGCTTGCTATGTTTTCCTCGGTAATGTCCTCGTATTCACCGTTTGGAAATGAAACTGTAAGCGTGTTTTCAATCAGATTTTCAATAGTCTGCTTTTTGTGCAGGCTTGAAACCTCAAGCAAATTAACCACCTCTTAATATTCAATAAATGTAAATGTTACCGCTGCATATTTAATGCTGTCTGCGGTAATAAGCTTTGGTGTGTATGTTATATCTGGTATATATGCGGTCATAGTGCGATATGCAAGAAGTTCATCGTCCCAGTATTCAACATCGAGCTTGCGTTGCTGAGAATTTGACATAGCACCGTTTAAAACACTGCGAATAGTTCTCATTTCAGCAAGAGTAAGACCGTCCTTGGTATTGAATGTAATCTTAGTTTTCTTGTTCGGTGATGTTACTCGCCGCAAAAGGTTGTTGCTGTCACGATAAGCTTTAATCTCCGTACGCTGTAAAGGTGTGGCTTGATAACTCTCTTTAGCTATGAGCTTATGCGGAAACTGCAAGCCGTTTTTCGGGAATTTAATTAAATAGCCTTTAAATTCACCCAATCCTATCCCTCCTTATGCAAAAGCGGACCTGCCAGTGCGTTTCTTGATTTTGTTATTCTCATCAGCAACAGCCTCAAAAAGCACCCTGCCGTCAGGCATTGTCAATGTAATGTGAATATCACCGCCGTTGCCCATTCCACCGTATTCAGCAAGTACCTCAGCCATAGCCTGTTTCATAGCAGAAATCGGAGATACTACCTCAGGTTCTCTCTTGTTGTCGCCAAGTACAGCAAGAAATTCACCGTAATTTGCAGGAACATACGCACCTGTGGCAAGTTTGGGAATGTGCACCTCATCAAGCTGCCCGGCGTGCCATTCCTGTCCGAATAGCTTGCCGATAGCGTTAGCAACCGTATCCACACCGCTTAACATTCCGTTTAACGCTGAAATAAAACCATTGATAAAACTTTCAAGTCCGGTTAAAACATTGTTAAGAGGCTTTTTGATGATGTTATACAAGGGTTCAAAAACATTTGAAAAAACTGTTTTTATAGGCTCTAACGCTTTGCTTATATTCTTTAACATCATGGTAATTACACTCTGTACCTTTATACTTGTATCAGATAAACCATTGACAAGACCTAATACTGTATATTGTCCACGCTTATACATTTCTCTTGAAGGTGAATGTATATCCATTGCACTGTCGTATTCACTTAATACAGTATTTGCAAGACCATTACTGTTTTTGACAAGTGCCCCCTTATATTTCTGTGTACCCTCAATAAGACCCATAACGGTGTTTTTTCCTGAATCTTCGGCAGCCTCTTCCAGTTTATTTAATGTTTTCCATTGCGAGTTTTGCACATCTTCAAGGCTAATCATTCCGGCTTTGTATGTCATCAAAACGGCAGCGGCATCGGAATAATCTCCCTTAAGGACTTTTTGAACATCAGACATATCATCTTGTGTCATTATCAGCTTGTTAAGTTCAGCAGTGCATTCATTGTATGAGCTTTTAAGTTCCATTAAGGAATTTATTTCTTCGTATCCGCCATCGCCTAAAGCTGTTTCAATGTTATTTTTTGCGTCTATTCTATCATCTGCTTTTACAGAATTGTCTTTATATTTCTTGTATTGACTAATAAGCCAACTATAAGTTTTTCCGCTCTGCTTTAATTTATTTTCAATTTGAGTCTGCTTAGAATTAAGTTCTGAAAGTAATTCGCTTTGATTTTTTCTTGCTGAAATTATAGATTTAGAATTTTCGGTTTGTAATTCTGATAAAGCCGAACTGTTAGCTAATAATTGATATTGATCAATCGTATTATTGATTTCATCTTGTATCTCAGATAAATCACCTTTCAGCTCGACCTTACCCCCATCGCTTATTGTGACATAATTATCCCATGTATCGCTAAAGCCGCTAACATTATCTTTAAAATATGTAACGATAGTTTGCAATTCTGACTGTTCTTCGGGAGTAAGTTCAGCTTTGCTGATTAAAGTTTCAAGTTTATCCTGATATTCATCAATCAATGTATTATCAGCATAGAGCTGGTCAACCTTATCTAATGTATTTTTGATTGTGTCGGTAATTTTCTGCGTTGTATTTTCAAGTCTGTTTTTCACATCGTCTATTTCATCACAAAACTTTTTAGCCTCAGAATTGCTCCATTTTAGTTCATTGTAAATTTGAACCGCTGAAACAATACCCGTTATTGCGCTTGCTATAATAAGCAGAGGATTAGCTGAAATAACCGAACTGATGTTTTTAACTGCTGATGTGACTTCACTTATACCACTCGCAATAGTCTTACCTGTCTTGAATGCGATAACTGCTGTGGCAACAGCGCCAATGCCCGTTGCTACTGCTTTTAACATATCCGGACTTATCTTATTAACTATATCTGAAATTGCCTCAAGAGCCTCTGAAAACAAATTCAACAAATCCGGTACAGCTTTCTCGATCGTCCATTTTGCAAGTGGCAATAAAACATTTTTATATGCTTGCTTTAGCTTATCTCCGCAAGCCTTGAGCAGATTTCTGAACCCCTCCGACAATCGTTCTACCGCCTTTGCAACTGGGTTAATGTCAAGGTCCTCAAGCCATTCGAGGCGGTCAGCTGACATTTCATCAAGCAGCCCTGTTATATCTTCGACAATGCCTAATATGCTCTCCCAAATTTTTCTGCCTGTATCGTTTTTCTCCCAAGCGTCTTTAATTTTGGTTCTGAGAGTTTCAGTATAGTTATTGCAGTTGCGGATAATCTCAAGTATATTGCTCCAAATTTTCTCGCCCTTACCGTCATTCCACACCTGCCTGAATGTATCGCCTACCGTATCCAAAAGCTCAACAAGGCTGTTCCATTTGTCGATAAACGATTGCACCACGCTGTCGCCTAAGCTTGCTTTGTCCCAAGCATTTGTAAAAGCCTCTGCAATATCACCAACTGTCCCTACAAAAGTGTTAATTAATGAGTTGATATTTCCAAGCACCTTTTCGCCTGTGCCGTTATTCCACACTTTCTCCCACGAATTTTTAATTGTTACGCAGGCGGTTTTTACCTTGTCAAGTGAATTTACAATATTGTCAATAGTCTTGCTTGTACGCCTGTCGCTGTCAAGCATAGATTGCTCAAGTGCATTTTGCATTGATTTGATTTCAGAGCTTGGTGCTTGCGTGCTTGTGTCTGAACTGTTGTCCGAGGTGTCACTCATCACATTAAGCTCATCAAAGCCTGCAAGGTTTTTCTGCAAGTCATCAGCTGCCTCCGATGTTTTTTCAATCTCAGAAGTAGAGCTGTCCGCTTGACTTGCAAGGTCTGACATATCGCTTACAGCTGAGCTTGTCGCATTGCTTGTTGCCGTAGAATAGCCGAACACCTGGGTTGTAAAGTCTTTAAACTTCTGTGCCGCAACGCTAAGCCTTGAAATAAATTGATTAATGCAATTAAGCAGCGGAGTAAAAGCATTTATCAAGCCTTGACCGATTGTAGCCTTTATACTGTCAAACTGTAGCTGTAAAATTCTCGTTTGATTTGCCCAGCTGTTCTGAGTGCGGGCGAAGTCGCCCGTTGCGTTGCTCAGCTGACCAAGCACAAAGTTATACCTAAGCGTTACCTTTTCAGCTTCAGTCATAGCAGATGTGGTCTTGCCCCAGCCGTTTGCCATTGCGTAATTGTCAAGTGCGTTCTGCGTCATCACAATGCCAAGGTCTTTGAGCGTTTCGGTTTCACCGCTGAAAACAGATTTTAGTTTTGTGTACGCATCGTCTTGTGTGATGTTATAAAATGACGCCACATCGCCCGTAAGAGCAGTTAATGATGTGGACATATCAAATGCCTGCTGTTCTGTAAAGCCGAAAGCCTCCGCCATAGAACCAAAAGTGCCGACATATTTTTTAGCCATAGTTTCGGATAAGCCGTAAGATTTTTGTGCTGACTTTGCCCAATCGTCCACACTTGCAGACATATGGCTGAAAGTAACATCAACTACATTCTGTACCTCTGCAAGGTCAGAGCCAAGCTCTATGCTTTCTTTGCTAAAGCTCACAACCGCCGCCGTACCGAAAGCGGTAAGCAGCGTTCTGCCGATCATTTTCGCCTTGCTTTGCAGTCTGTCAACAGCCGTTCTGACTGTTTGTAATGATTGCTTAGCCTTTTTTGCACTCATAGAAACTGATTTCTTAACGCTTTCGCAAGTGTCCGTTGTGCTTTTGCCGACTGCCTCTGTGTTGCGATTAGCTGTGCTCTCAACCTTATCAACAACATTTTCGGCAGATTGCTCTACTGATTCCGATGCCTTTTGCGCTGCCTGTGCGGTTTGCTTTGCCGAGTTTTGAGCCTGTTCAGCTTTTTCATGTGTGGCAGTAATTTCACGCTTTGCTGAGTTTTCTGCCGCCTGAGACGATTTATCAGCCTGCCCTTTAGCAGTTTGTGCTGTCTGCCTTGCCCCCGACTGTGCTTTCTTTTGAGCCGCCTCAATAGCTTTATTGATTCTTGCAATATCGCTGTTAAGACCGCTTGTGTCGATTTTGGTATTAAAAATCAAACTACCGTCAACCGCCATGTAATCACACTCCTTTCTGCATAAAAATAAGGGCGTTGCAAAATGCTACACCCTTGGCATAAAAACAGCGCACACCCGAAGATGTACGCTGTAAAATTTGAAAATTTTAGCCACCCCGTTTGGAGTGGCTTTTTCATTGAAGATAGATTAACGGATTGCGACTGTCAGCTTATTTTTATGGTCGCCAATGACAGTTAGGACATTCTGCAATGTCATTATAGGAATTTATACAATGACATTGTGGGCATTCCCACTTATCATTACTAACAAATTTTGCTTCTCGGCTGTCGGTATGTTCCAAATGGCAGTTAGAACATTCCGTCGCCTCTGCTTTGTTCATACAATGACATTTAGGACATTCCCAATCTGTTGTTTTGGCGATTACTGAGCTTTTACCTGCACCCAACTCTTCAAGATAAGCAAGTATTTTAGCAATACCGCCAAAAATCAGGCATAATAATACTGTTGATACCCAGCATACAAGCATTAAAGTAAAATTAAAACTGCGGGTTACGGTATCAGTTAGAAAATTTGTATGTACGCTTTGGAAAACTGCGCCTAAAACTATTCCTCCGACTGCACCAAGTATCAATAGTACGACTGTTATACCTTTGTAAAATTTGCTGTTCATAAAATCACTCCTTTGTTACATAATATAACAAAGTTTGTGTATTGTCAACAATAATTTTGTGTAACACCTATACAAGATTGTTTATAAAATCCTCTTCGGCGTCAAGTTCTGCTTGCTGTTCGGGAGAGAGCTTTTCCTTGATGTCAACAAGCTCTTTGTGCTCATTGTAAAAATCACGCTCCCATTTTTCAAGTTTTTTGCCCTTAGCACGCTTGCCTCTTATGTTCATTACCTGCGAGAGCAAGCCGTCGCCTACCTCGCTGAAATAGCCGAGAAAAGTCCACCAATGCACATAACCTGCAAGCCTTGTTTCAAAGCCTGCAACCTTGTTGAGTGCTGGGAAAATAATGCTTTCGTCATAGCTCCAATCAATAATTTTGACTGAAGCTTTTTTCGATTTCGGCACATCTCCGCCGTCAAGAAACCACAATGCATTTTTGAGTGCCTCCTCAACATTCTTTGGAACTTCTTTGTATAAGCAATTCAAGCATACTGCCGCTTTTTCGCCGTAGGTTAGCTCTTTGTCGGCATAAGCCTCGAAAATCAAGAGAGCAATACGAAAATCGGAATTAATCTCGTACTGCTCTCCGTCTATTTCAAGGCTTGTAGGAAGTAATCCAATCACTTTGCAAGCCTCTTTGCTTGATTGAGGTACTTCTCAATATGCTTGCTCTGCTGAGCGTGTGCGTTTTCAATGTCACTTACGATGACCGGCACAACGCAGTTGAGAAAGTTCTCAAAAATCATACTGCCATCATCACAGATTGAAAGGCAATTTACATCGCCGAACGCACCCTGACTTACACCTGCACCGAGAACATAGTCAATTTCTCGGCGGATTTCCTTGTCAACATCAAGAAAAATTTCAAAGGTTACATCCTCGGGTTTCATATTCTTGTACTTCTGCACAAGCTCTTCTGTGCGTTCTGTCAGCTTGTTGAGTCGCTCAACGAGTGAGTAGTCTGTGGTGTTAATCTTGATAACTGTGCTTTCATCATTGTTGATTGCATATGTTTTTAAGGGTGTTTTAAAATTCAAACTCTGCATAAAATCACTCCTTATACAGTTTCGGTAAATGTCGGTACCTTATCTGAGATTGTCGCTGTACCCTGCTTTCTGTTGCCGTCAAATGTTACATTAAATGGGATATTAACACCGCCCTGCGCACCGCCGTATGACTGCGGCTTAACAATGCAGTCCTCAATCCAAGCATCATAAGGGCCTGTTTTCTTGTCAATGAGCACTTCAAGAATTTTCGTTTTGCAGTCGTCACCGGTAAGGCGGTTCATTGCAATGTCCTTAATTTTTGTATAAATACTGTCCCCTGTGTTTGCGTAATATGTACCTGCGTCAAAGGCAGGCTCGTAGCCGTTGTCATTTACAGAGGTTTCATCAAGAATGTTCTTTACTATGCTTGTGTCCGGACTAAGCTCGACCGACATATCGTCAATGTCCTTGCCGATAAGATACCACTTTGGACTTTCGCCTGTGCCAAAGCTTGCGTCAATAAAATGTAAAAGGTAACTTCTCTTAAGTTTACCGATATCGGGTGTTGATGCTGCCATAATAATTCCTCACTTTCAATTTTTAATCAATTTTCAATAGTGTATTGGGCGGTGATTTGCAATTGGTACTGCACACCGCCGTTGTTGTTTTCGTCAGGTATGCTGTAAAGCATTCCGTTTGAGCAAGTGAGTTTTTTAAGCTCACCGTATAAAACATTGTCGCCGACTTCAACTTCTATGTCACCCTCTGCGTGCCGTTCAAGCCACATTTGCAGTTCAAGCAACATTCCGCTGTTTACAAGTCGGTCATAGTCGTTGAGCGACTGACAGGTAGCGTACAGGATAAAGGTGTGATTGCGTATTTGATTTCCTAAAATGTCTTCGCTGACAAGCGTGTCACCTGTCGGAGAAAGTCCAAAATCCTGTACTTTGTTTGTTGAATAATCAATGTGCACAAGCTCGCCGATTTTCGGAAACTCCTGCACAACGGACCTTACAAGTTCGATTATATTCATTTTGCATTACTCCCAAGTCTTCTTGCCGCCGCTTGCAGAATATCTCCTTTGCGGTCGGCTTTCATTCGCTCAAACCACTTTTTGCCCGCAAGCGGGTGCTTGTCCTTGCTGTAGTGAATATCTCTGCCTGTCGGGTGTTTTTTCTTGCCTTTAGGACTTCGCCAACCGATTATAATGCCGTCACCGCTATAGCGTCCGAATACGATATGCTCCGTACCGTCTTTCTCTCGTACTATCGGGAAGTTAGGACCATACACTTTGCCATAGTAAAGATACCTTGCATAAGGTGTAACCTGTTTAATTTCTCCACTGCCAATAACGGTATGTATAGTTGCGGAGTTTTCGAGTACGCCCATTTTAAAAGGTGTGTACGGCTTCATCAGCTTAATGCAATCCTTGTCAACCTCTCGTTGTGCTCTTGCTATATGCTTGTTTAAATCATTAGCAAATTCTTTATTCCACTTGAGAGAAAGAGTGCCGCTAACATCAGACGGCTGATTCACAATAAAAAGCATTTAATCACCTCGCAGATACTTTGATGTGCTGTAAATCCGCAGGGCCGTAAAGCAAACGGTCAATACTCATTACTGTGTGAATTTCGTATTTGCCACGCAAGGCTTTTAGGCTCTCTGATACGCTCCTGTCGCTTGAATTATCAAAGATGAAATTACACTCACCTTTTACAATAATGTCTTGAGAGGGGGACAAAGGGGATATATCAGCGTTTGGAAACAGACCGTTGCTCGGAAATAAAAAATCATTCGGAGCAAGAACAAGCGCATTTAACGGAATGTATATAGCTATTCCGTCAGCGTTCTGCATTCCGCTTTTAAGTACATTAGCGGCTTTGCACTCCTGCCAATGGCAATGCGGAATAATAAGCCTGTCAAACCCTTTGCCGTTAAATCTGTAAAGGGTCATCATAGTATCCGTAAACATAATCAAACACCTCTGTACAAAAGGTCTGTGTCTGCAAGATACTTATATACTGCGGATTTAACACATCGTGTAAGTTGCTTTTTGCGAACCTCACAGCTTTCATACGAGCGTGACACATCTCCTACTTTTTCTGATGTTATGCCCTCACTGCCGCTCATATTATCGGCTTTATACATCAGCTCTGCGACCTCACAGCAACAAAGTTTCACAGGCTCGATTATATCTTTTGTATCGTCAATATTTGAGCCTGTGTAAGCATTAATAATAAGCGTTGCATCTCTTGCGTAGTAGGCAAAAGCGGAGGTAATGACCGCTTTTCTGCCACATAGATATTCGGATTTATAATAGTTTTCGTCAGCGTAAACGGTCAATATTAACACCTTCTTAAGCCTTAGCGGCAGCGTGGAGATAAATGCCCGCTGTCTTATTTTCGTAAACATCTGCAATGCCTACCATTCTGTAACCGAACTTGTAACCGTCCGAATCCTGATTCACAGCAGGTTCGATGACCTTGGTATCAAGGTGCTTTGTAAACTGAATAAGCGCAGGCTTATGAATAATCATAAAGTTGATGTTTGAGGCGGCAGTGGCTTTCTGATAGCCGCCCTTGGTCTTGCCGCTTGATGTGCCGTCAAGCTGTTCAATCGCTGTATAAAAGCGTGTCTGCGGCACTGTGATAATCTTAGCAAATCTGCTGAGAACCTCTCTTGACTTTGTTGTGTCCAAATCCTGCACAAGTCCGTAAAGAGTTGGTGTAATGTAAAGGTAACGCTGCTCGTACGGAACTTCGTCCTCGTCCATCTGAGTAGTACCCTTGCGGAGTGCCTCGATTACTGCCGCACCTGTGGTAAGGTTTGCAGGTGTGGCAGAGGTAATACCTGCGTGACTTGCGTATGCAGCAAAGCGAAATGCGTCAAGCTCCGGCACAACCTTGGTGCGGATAAATTCGCCCGAAAGTCTGCCGAACGCAACGCCTGCGGTTTCTACATTGTCCATTGTATCAACAGTAAACATTCTGCCACGGTCGAAGTTACATTTAACCGTTTCGTTAGTAAGGGTAACATCGCCGCCAACATATCCGCTGTTACGGGAATAATTTGCAAGTCCGTCCATTGAAATCATTGGAATAATAAGTTCATTGGAGTTTGCGCCCGCTGTCGCAAGGTCGGACGCACCGTCAAGTTCGCTTGTAAGTGAACTCTGCTTGTAAACCTCGTCAAGCAAAGTAGTGTAAGTTTTAAAAAGTGCAATAGAATTTGCCATAAATTTTCACCTCATTAATTATTTTTCGTCTGTACTAAGTCCCATTGCCGCCCTCATACTTGCGAGCGGATTAGACTTAATGCCTGCATTTCCTGTATTTTTCACAGGATTTTGGAAAGGCTCGTCCGAGCCGAACATATAGCCGTTTTCGGATTTCACGCTTTCAAGAGCCTTAGTAATATCGTCTGCCTGATTTTTTGATGTTTTAAGACTGTCAAGGTCAAGCAAAGCCTTAACCGCCGTTGCGTTTCTCGCACCGCTCTTTGAAATAGCACCGTCAAGTACAGCGTTAAACTCCATATCCGCAATTTTTGTTTGGTACTCGGTTTCTTTGTCTTTAAGGCTTGTGTTGAGTTTTACAATCTCGCTTTTAAGATTTTCGACATCTACGCCCTCAAACTCTTTAAGTGCTGTCTGAGCTGTTTCAAGCTGTGATTTGTAATTATCTCTTGCGGTTGTGATTTTTTCAACCTCTGCAACAGTCTTGTAATTTGCAAGCACCGCCTTGTCAAACTCTGCCTTTTTCTCATCGGGAATCGTAATACCAATTTCAGAGAGAAGTGTGTGTATGTTCTTCATAATATAAATCCTTTCTGCATAGCTTATATTCCGCTTTGCCTGCGGTAGAAATTCAGCCGTATAAACCAACGGCGGGGTAAAATAAAAGCACCTATGCAATCAAATGCAAGGTTGCTTAGTCTGCTTTATTTTTGTTGTCTTCAACCTCAATAACAAAACCTCTGTCAATAAGGCTTTTCGCTCGGTCTTTGGTACATTCAAAGACTTCATTGACAGGTCTGTTGATAAGACCGTTCATTTTATCGTTAAACGACACAACTACTTTTACTTTCATTCTGTCACCGCCTTTCTGATTTTGGGTATTAAAAAAGCACTCAATCTGATTGATTAAGTGCTAATCTCTGTATTAAATTCACGCATAACAAAACCGCCCACAAGGAGCGGTTAGTCTTCTTCCAAGTAGTCAAATTCACTCGACATTGAGCGCTTTTTCTCTTCTTCTGAAAGTTCATCATTGCCAATAGAGCTTAGTATCTTTTTTATTACCGAATCATCTTCATGGAATATTCTTTTCACTCCAAATCACTCCTGACTTTGTTTTATTAAGAAGTTTACTTATAAACTTGTCATATTCTGCATCGGTATTATTTTTAACCATTTTCTTTTTTAGCCTGTTATATTCAAGTTTAAAAACTTCGTCGTTAAAATTATCACCTTTTGTAATAAATTCTACATCACCATTATTTTTTACGATTGTTAATGTTTTTAATGACTTTAAATTTTTAAACAAAGAAATATCAACATCAGAAAAGCTGCTATTTCTCGGGTGATTATGCAAAATCATTAAATTATTGCCTTTACCTGACAAACTTGTGCCAAAATCCAAATGGTCATCAGCACCCAACAATGGTGTTTTATCAGTTAAATCTTCACGAAAAACAAAAGCTACCTCTTTGTTTTGGTTATGTTCTTTTGAAAATTTCAAAAGCTCCTTATGTTGTTTTTGAATTTCAACCCTTTGTTCTTCAGAATATCCGTCAATATCAACTTTCGGCACTCGCTCGATAGCTTTATCTGTTATTGGCGTAATAGGCTTTTTATTTTCCTCTTTTATTATACCACTACCGCCCGATTTTTCAACACCGAATTTACCTTTAAAGGTATGATTTTCTGTGTTTTTAATCGGCAAAGAAGTAGTTTTTATTCCGCCTATCGGTGAACTGGCTTTTTTAGGCTTTGTAATACCCTCAACGCTGCTGCCGCCAACCGTTACCCTGTCCCATTGTTGAGAAAGTCCGACGCTTTTTGAGAAGTTCACATATTCATCGGAAGTTTTTACATATCTTGCACGAGCGTTAATTATTGCTTGCTCGTCAGCCCCGCCTTCTTCAAGCAATTTTATTTTCTGCCTTTGTGCCCGCATTGTGGTTTCAAGTCTGCGCTGTCTTTGGGTTGCCTCGTACTTTGTGTATGTCTTGCCGTTGTATTCTACAGGCTTGTTTTCCTCTGCGTTCATCTTGTCAAGCTGTTCATCTGTGTATGTGCGTGGAGTTATGCCGGGAGTGAAAGGCGAATATGAGTGATAGCAGTTTGCGCCGCAAAGTCCTGTTACCGTGCCAAGTCCGCACACGCTCTCGAGTTCTTCCTTACTGTACACTCTGCCTTGCCACACCTGATGGCTCGGCCTTGCTCCACTGTGCCACGATACCTCAAAGTAATTTGTGCCGAGTTTTTCGGCGTTTTCCTCATTGATTTTGCCCACAACCTGATTCAGTCCTGTTGACACCGCACGCCTTGCCGCAACCGTAACTCTGTTGCTGTGACCGCTTGCATAGTCAACCGTACGCAATCCGCTGTTTGTCATTTCGGTTACGGTTTTTTCGAGTACGGTATTATAATCACTCGCACCGCTTGCAATTTCCGTGACGGCTTTATCAAGTGTTTCTTGATAATAGTCTGCAACGGGAGTAAAGCCCAAACTGCCGTCAGGCTGTCGCTTTGCAAAGCCCATTGACTGTGTAATGTTTTTACATTCGTTTTGTGTCTGCTCTTGTACGGCCCTCACAAATTGCTGTAGTGGCTCGTTTTCTGAATATGGTATAAACTCCTTGCCTTGTTCAATAAAAGCGCTCTCCGCCTCGTTATATCCGCTTTCCGTTATATTTGTAAAGATGTTTTCAACTTCTTTATCGCTAAGGTTAAGTGTCCTTGCGACAATGTCTTTGATTCGCTTTTTGCTTGTACCTAAATCGTATAATCTGCTCATTTTATAGCCTGTTGACGGTATAATCTCCGCAGCTTCAAGTAACATTCTTACTATTTCCGTCATTATGCTCATTTGCAGGCTATCAAAAATTTGCTCGAGCGCAATCGGGATTGCCTCTGTAACTTTGGGAGTAAACATCAGTCAACAACCTCTGAGGACTGCGGCAGGTTCTTTTTTGCTGTCTTTTCGTCCTCTCCGTACCATTTCATACGATACTCATCAGGTCGCATAATTCCAAGACTCAAGTCCTGAATATCCTGTGTGCGTTCAGTCTGTTCATCGGTGAGAATACTGTCCTTAAAGTCACAAACGAATGTGTAACCGCTTGTTGTCAGCGAATTGTAAAAGGCGAGAGCATACACCAAATCGTCAAGACAATATTTAAGCTGTTTCTGAATTGCCGATACAGTGTTGTACTTTCGGTTCTTAGCCGATAATATCTCCGTAGCCGTCTTTGCGACAGTGTCGGGGTCGGATAGGTCGCCATATGCAAGACCGACCGAAAATTCAAGTCTGCGAAGATATGTATTTAGCCCGTCGGTAATATCAGATTGACGAATTGCAGGAGAAAAATCTTTGAACAATTCATTATCTCCGAGGTCAACATCTACAGCTTTGTAAAGTCTTTTGTTGAGTTTTTCAGTACCCTCTTTCTTGAAAGCTGCGGCATCAACATGTATTGCCCTTTCGCCGCTCTCAAACTCCCAATCAAGTCTGCCAAATTGTGTGTCTATTTTACGAATAAGATTTATGTCATTTGCGTAGACAGAAACACCGCAAGATGAGCCGTCAATCGTGTTTTTAATCGGTGTACGAAAATAACCGAAAGCAGGGCGGAGCATTGCAGGGTATGTAACAGCATTCGGCAGGCTTGCCCACTCGTCAACTGCCGCAAGCGGAATTTCTCTTCCAAGTTGCCCCTCACTTGCAGACACATAAGCAGTGTTGGTAATTGTCAATCCCTTTTCGGTATCAAGGCTGTGATACTCAAGCCTTGTGTAATAGTTGTCGCCGATCTTTTTAAATTCAGGAAAGATGACTTTTACAAGCCTATGCCTTGCGTCAAATTCAATCGGCACAAAGGCATTTGCGGAAATATACTGCACCTTGTCGCCGCCTAACGGTTTAATCACCATTGCGCCTGTTGCAAGTCCCGACTGCAATTCGGAGTTAAGGTCTTCCGTTGCGGTTTCAAAGATTTTCTGCAATTTGTCATTGCTTACGCTTGCGGTCATTTCGTTAAGCGTGATGTTTGCAAACTCCCTTGTGATTGACTGCTCAAGTCTAAGGCTTATTACATCGTCATTAAGCCAAGGGGCATTGCCCGAAAAGCAGTTTTGCCAAAGCTCAATACTTGAGAGCATATCGTCTGTAATTGCAGGCTTAATGCCAAGTGCCTGCTTAATATCTTTCAGCGGAAACAACCTCTGCCACACTCCTTTCAGATAGTTTAAAAATTGCATATTACACCGCCCTTATAAATCTTTTCATATCCCGTTCAAATGTGTATTCAAAACCGTCAAGGCTGTCGATGTCGGTTGAGCCATCGTCAAGTCTTTCGTCAACAAGTTTTTTATCGTTCCAAACAGCCTCACAAAGAGCCGTTTTCAGCGTGTCGCAGCCGTCAGTGTAAAAGAATCTGCCTGCGCCCATAAGTCGCAGCAGGCATTGAATACGGTCCTGTACGGGGTATTTGCGTGCGGGTCTGACTATGGTATTTGGGAAATGCTCTTCAAACGCTCGTTTAATGCCTCTGCCGAGCACGGTTTCGGCGTTATCCCAATACACAAAGTCAACAACACCGCACAAATCAAAAACAGACTGTGCAAAATTAATTGCCAGCCTGTCAATGTCGTTTCCGTCGTATTCACCGAAGTGTCGTTCGCTTTTCAGTGCTATTAAATTATTGTAGCCTCTTGTCTTTGCCGTTGCCACAAATGCGTGGCCCGATTTATTGCCGCCGAAGTCAATGCCGATTGTTACTTCTTCAAGTTCCGATTTCAAAAACTGCCTGTACGGTAAATCCGTGTTGATTTTGTCGGTAATTTGACAGTAAGATTTTTTGGGATTATCGGCAAATCGGCGGTAAATAGCACCCTCGGCACGCACCCACTTGCCGAGAATAAGACGGTCATAGAAAATTGTACCCTCATATTCATTGCAAAGGTTCTTCACAAACTCCTCGGATAAGAATTTATTATCGAAAATCGTGTATTCCTGCAAATAAATATCTGCGTCGCTGTCTATGAATTTCTTGAGCCAATGGGTTGGGTGTTCAGGGTTTAAACTGCCGTCAAAGCACGAATAAGGCTTGTCAAGTCGGGATTTAAGCATATTGAAAACATCTTCGTTCCACTTTGCAACCTCATCACCGTAAATATATTTTGCCGACGCACCCTGAATTTTAGCAACCTGACTGACCTTTTCCGCACCCAAACAGTACACATCTTCACCGCACACTTTTGCAATGTTTCGGCTGTTAATCGTACCGACAACATCAGAGGTGTAACGCTCTCGCATAGGCTGCAGTACATTTCGCTCAATGGTTTCTTTTGACACGCCTATGATAAAGCACAAACCGTCCTTACCGATCCGCTCTCGAATACGCATAGGCACAATATAGGTGACATCAACAAAACTTTTGCCCGAACGCACCGCACCGCTTTTTATGTTCCAGCGATGTGTTGCGTTTGCTATGTATTCCTTTTGCTTACTCGTGTACGACATTGTCTGTGCTTCTTTCTGCGTCATCTTTGATTTCTTTCAAAATGCTGTCGAGCTTGTCAAGTGCGGTCTTGTCGGTTTCCTCTTTTTGCTTATCCCGCCACTTGTCGGGGCGGCGGTTTTTCAGCCAAAATATTTGTGCAGTAGTGTTGCCCTCAAGAGCAGAGGACAACAAAGCATTTTCAACTTCATAGTCCACAACCTCTTTGCCCTTTTTTAGGGACTCCGAAATCTCCGAATACTTTTTCTTCCACTCATAAAATGTTGATACTGTAATTCCTATATTCTTAGCTATCTGCTCATCGGTCAGACCGTCCCTTGCCCAGCCCTCAAGCAGTAGTAAATTTTCTTTTTTAAGCCATTTTTCATACTTTCCTTTTGCCACCGTCACCACCTCTCTTTATGTAAAATAAGCAAAAGAAAAGAGAGTACTAAATGCACTCTCCATTAATCAGTATTAAGCGTTAAAGCATTAATTCTGTCATTCAATTCTATCAGTGTATTTTTCACATTTAGATAGTCTTTAGGTGCGAATCGTTTATCGTTCTTATTATGAAACATAAATTGAGATCATCTAGACAGCTCCTCTATGTATTTTTTATTCCGTAACTAGCGTTGTATTACGATTAAATTTATGATTATTAAGGTCAAACTTTAATTTATCGCTAACATTTTGCGTATTAGAAAGCAATCTTATTGAGTCTTCCATAGCATCTAACTTTGAATATATTGATTTCATCATAATTCTATCGAAAACGACCTCATCAACTTTGGAATTATCCACTTTTGCATTTTCTAAATTGACTATGTTCATTAACGAAAATGAACCATTTTCATAAGTTTCCTTTATTGCATTAGCAATATCATCTTTTGCATTCATAACATTTTCATACAATCTATCTTTCTTATAAAAAACAGTATTAATTCCTGCTACATCAAAAATTTTATCAGTAGCATCATCCTGTACCAAAACTACTTTTTTACCATAGGCTTGTCGAATTCCTAATTCATACATAACATTCGGATTTCTTGAACTTAAATCACAAATTGCCATATCACATTCAACTAAATTTTTCAAAATTTTTTTCATTATCGAATCACATATTTGATCGCTATCTGCTCTTATAGGTTCAAATCCTGCTTTTTGGACAGCAGGAACAATTATCTGTTCGTATATTTTATCAAAATGACCTGCAGGATATTTTGGCTGGTCTGATATAGGCATTATAACAAAACAGGTTTTTACCTTATTTTCTTCGCTCATATGCAACTCTCCTTAGTTGTAATATATCACTAATCTATCATATTATTTGACACAATTCAACAGATTTTACATTTTTCTGTAAACCGCACAATTAAGAAAGTAATAATTTGTATAAAATAACCACACACAACACAGACCGCCCTCAACGAGAGCGGTCTGCCGTTATTTTTGAAAAAGGAGAACTACAAAATGTCTCTTATTATCGATTTCTTCATTTTATATTATATCACCCTTAGAACGGAAAAACGGACAAATTTACCAATGGTGGCGGTTGCACATTTTTCTTATGTTATCCGGTGTATTTATTCCGCCTGTATCAACTGCTATCTTCGCCCAGCTGTATCGCAGGCTAAGGTGCATAAATAAGCAGTTCTCCACAAAATAGTCACGAGATAGGCTGTTGAGTGCTGCGTTTCGGCGGATTTCAAGGTTTTGTATCTCCCTCTGAATATCTGCAATCTGCACTACCGCATTGCCGACCTTGTCAGATGTTTGACCTGCACTCGGTAAATCCGACAGCTTAGGCGATGTATTGTCAGCCTCGGCGGCTATGCGTGCAATCTTAGCTTTTAACCTCGTAATTTCTCGGTTTATGTCTTTGATTTCTTTTGCGGTCATTCTTCTACCTCACTTTCAAGCCATTTTTTGACTGCGTATACGCAATCTATTCTAAGATTGTTAGATGTACAATGCGGTGCATAAAAACTTTGATGTGAACAATGGTTGCAGTATGTAAAATGATTTTCACTTGCATCAAGCAACATTTCCGCCATATTCTCAACGCTCATTGACTTGATTTTCTCGTAATTAGTCATTGATTTTGCTCCAATCTAACTTCTGTCCACAATGGTAGCAGTAATTTAATATGCCTTTTCCTGTAAAAGCCTTTCCGCAGTTTGGACATTCATATGTCTGCACATAGCGGATTACCTGTTCATCAGATTCAATAGGCTTTCTCGGTTGACTCAAATTTAATATTTTTTCAAAATCGTTGTAATCTTCTTCGGTTTCGCATCTAATTTCAACGGTCTTATATGGCTGTTTAGCAAGTTCAAATTGTTTTGTATCTTCGTTAAAAATTAAGTCCATAGTTTTATTTCACTCCTTTCAGCAGTTCCGGATTGTCATAGATGTTGCCGATAACTTCAATATCTTTTGAACAATAGTGTCTGCCCAATCCGTCATAGATTAAATTATACACAAATCCAAATTCAGTTTCATCAACATCGTACTGAACGATTCCATAGTCGTCACCATCCGAGCGGTAAAGAAAATCAATAATATCACCCTCAAAGATTTTCGTGCCATTCTTGTCAGTCATTCCTGTGTACTGACCTATTGTGTCGCTTTCAATATGCCACACATTTGAACTATCGTTCTTGTATGGCTCTTTGATTACCAAGCCTTTTGGTTCAATACTCAAAAAGCCGTACTTCCATTCGTTCCCGAATTTTCCTCTGAATAATATTTCTCTCATTTATATTCTCCTTTTATTGTTCAGTATCGCATATTTCCTCTGAGCTTGCTTAATTCTCGCGGTTCTGCAGTCCTTACAAATGTCATTGCTTTTTCGTTCATAAAAGGTAATTCCACACCTTTTGCAGAATTGTGGTTCTATTCTATTAAATGATGTGCAGCTGTCACAGTCTTTTTCGTTTGCCGTGCAGCCTTTGACGCTGTCCCAGTGTGTGCAATATTCCTTCTGCCAGAAATCAGCGTACTCACTCTCAACATTTGAGTTCTCTTTCGCAACACATTTAATTTCACCTGCAAGCATAGATAACAAGACTTTTATCTTCTCCTTGTCCTCTTCAGACATAAACCTCTTGTATTTAATCGTCCTGTCCGGAAGATTATCGCCAAACTGACCATTGCCAATGTATGCTCTTACCTTATCAAGCCTTTCAGTCAAGTAATAGTCAAATACTCGACCTCTGATAGCTTTAACAGATTTGCCAAGCACATCTGACATTTCTTCATACTTATAGCCTGATTTAATCATTTCACCAAGCTTCTTAAATTCTTCAGCCGTCCACTTTATGTGATTATTTGCCTTAACTGGTCGCTCCTTAATATCAATGTCTAATATTCTTCTCTGTATTGCTCCTTCCGTTCTATTAAGCAGTATCGATAATTCTCTATAGCTATATTTATGTTCAGCAAGAAATTTCTTAAGTCGCTCATCTTCAACAGTAGTCCAAGGTGATGTAATAAATTTATAGCTGTGCCTTATATCAGTTCTTCGCTTTTTATCAACCCAATCAGGTTCTACACCAAGATAATACTTTTCAAATTTAGAGAAATTCAAAAAGCTCTGATTCTTGTATGCCCATTCCCAAAATTCATCAATATAAACTACCTCAAACTTTTCTTTCTGCCTGCAAATCGTATGTAAAGGAAGACCTCTATTTTGTGCCCAAGAAATTTTGATGTAACCTCCGCTACTTTGATTACCATAAACAGCTTCGCTCAAATATGATAAAGTTACATATCTTTCTCCACAGCTCAGAAAAGTTCCAAGCTTTAATTTATTAACTTTGTTAAGTACCGAATAAACAGAGCGTGATAAATGTTTTGTAATGTTTTTTACACTAACATTTCCCCACACATTCCGTAAGTAATCAACCTCTTCCTGCGTCCAGTTCCTTCTCATTTTTTACCTGCCTTTTTCTTTTTTCCTGCTTTCTCGCTGTCCCACACGCTGTCTACATAATCGTCACTAAGTGTACTTTTGTAATTCACAGAGTTAAGATGTTTTTGTATGTGCATGTTATAACGACCGCTTGCTTTTGCTTCATTTAATATGCTTTGAACATCCTCTTCGCTTCTGTTCAAATCCGTTGCAATGCGTGATATCGAATCACCTCTGTATGTATATAAACATATTAAAAATTCTGTATCGGTTGTCGGCGGTCTATTTAACTGCTCTTTTCTGTGTAGCGCCGCCTCGGCTTTGGCTTTACTGACACAAGCTGAACAATATTTTGTTGTTTTTGCTTTTGCGGTAAATTCGTTACCGCATATTTGACATATAGCTGAATACATTTATTTCATCTCCTCCAAATCTTCAAGTCTGCAATACAACAATGCAGAATTAGCGTTTAAATCCTTTATTTCAGCCTGATAATAAAACTTTCCTGTTATGCTTCGTCTGATGATACAGCCTGTCAGAATGTATTCTGCACCATTGTACAACACAGTTCTTTCAAGGTTGCGTTTAACTTCCGAGATATTCACAGCATTTCCACCTCGATGTAAATGCCCGGAACTTCTGCCCAAAACTTTTCGCATATCTCACTTGCGACAAGTGCGTCATCAGACCAAAAGTCGAGAGCGGTCATACAGTCTTTTAGCATTTTTTGCAGATTGTCCGTGTCGGGCTTTGTTATACGATATTCGCCGTCCTGATGTTTACCACGAGGGAAACACCATTTTGTTATCAATCTGACAGCCGACTCGTACGGTTCTGACGGTTTAAACTTTGCCAAATGTGATGTGAGCTTTTCTCTTGCCTGTTTCACCTCGGGCGGATTATAAAAAACAGGTTTGCCGTTTTTTACCATAACCTTATGTTCCTGTGCAGTTACAGTCGGCGGTATCATCGCCATAAAAAATTCCATTTTTAACATTTCACTCCTTTAAAGTATTAAAGTTGCTTTTGATTTTTGAATTTTGCTTTTAGTCACAGGTCAGGGGAAGGAGTTGTTGTGCGTAAGCTTCGCACAACTACTTCACCCCTGTGACCTTTAGGGAACGGAAACCGTTTATATATACGTAGTATATATACTTTTTCTTTCCTTCGGAAAATCTCGATAATTTATCGACTTTTTCTTCCCTGCGGAAAAAGAAAATTTATTCGACTTTTTCCTTTCCCTAACACGGAAAATACGGAAAATTTATCGAGATTTTCACTTTCCAAAATGACAGGGAAAAAGAAAATTAATCGACTTTTTCCTTTCCCTTTAAACCTGTTTTGCCGCCATCAATCCAAAAGTCACCGTGCTCTTTTAGTCGATTTCGCACTGTCTTTTCAGTAACGCCCAGGTATGCAGCAATGTCGTTTATATCAGCCTGACCGTCTGTTTCTTCTGCAGTAAAGGCTGTCATAACTGCCTCTTTGCGTTCTTCTTTACGGTCTGAATTGCTCTTTTTCTTGCTGAAATTCTTTTTGTAGGGCGAGTCTTTGATGTTAAAATCGCCCTCAAAATTGCAGTCTTTCAACACACCTGTTGTATCAGCTCTGTGTATAGGATAATCAAACCACAAATTCAGAGCATCAAATTTTGGAAATTCTCTTAGTGTGCCCTCTATTCGCCACGCTGTGCGGCCCTGTACAGCTTTATTTGACTTAGCTATATCATTAAGCATTAGCATGTAAGACTGCTTAGGAAGAGCATTTTCAGCTATATCAAGCATTTTATAAGCAGTAACTAAATCATCTTGAGAACATAACTCATCAATGTTTTTATTAAATCTGCTTATCCAGTTTTTGCATATCGCACAGGTTGCTTCGTCTTGCTGTTGCTTGATTAGATTATCGCCGATTTCAAGCTGTGTAAGGTCAAGAAGTGCATCAGGGTCACGAGCAAAAACCCCCGAACCCGAAACTCTGTCCATTGACTTTTTACCGCCTTGAGAACCTTTTGAGTGGTGATGGCAATAGATTACCGCACATCCGATTTCTGTACATACCTTGTCGAACTGGTTGCAGAAGTGTGCCATTTGGTCAGCACTGTTCTCGTCACCGGTAATTACTTTGTATATTGGGTCTATCACAACCGCTATAAAATTGCCTTTCAAGGCTCTGCGTATAAGCATAGGTGCGAGCTTGTCCATAGGCACGGACTTACCACGCAAGTTCCAAATATCAATTCTGTTGAGATTTTTCGGTTCAAGTCCCAGTGCTTCATATACATCCTTGAATCTGTGAAAACAGGAAGCACGGTCAAGTTCAAGATTTACATACAAGATATTTCCTTGTGTGCATTGAAAGCCAAACCATTTCGTGCCCTCTGCTATTGCTACACACAATTCGATAAGTCCAAAAGATTTGCCGGCCTTTGAAGGACCACCAAGCAACATTTTATGTCCTTGTCGTAAAATACCGTCAATAAGAGGCGGAGCAAGTTCGGGAGGATTTTGAAAAAAATCTGCGAGGTTTTCGAGGTCAGGCAAATCGTCATTGATACTCTCCACCCAGTCTTTCCACTCGGAAAAATCGGATTTACCGATGTTTGTGTCGATGATAAACTGCTTTTTGCCGTTGCGGATAACACCGGGCATACGGCTCAGCCTTGACGGATTGCGGTTCTGCTTATCAATTTCAAAGCCGTTTTTACGGCATACATTGTAAAGATAATCAACCCTTTTGCGGTACTCATCATAGTTTGCGGCATCAATCTTAACAATAGCGTGGACTGATTTTCCGCCCGAATAAACAAGCACCGCAACAGGCAGCTCAAGCTCTCTGACGATTGCATTTTGTTCTTCAAGAGCCATACAGTCAGATTCCACAAGAGCGTAACGATAATCGGTTACATTCTCGTTTTTAACACCCTTACCGTCCAACGGATTAAACCTTATCCACGCTCCTGCCTCGGGTTTGTAATCGCCGAATACATTTGAAATATCACCGTCACAATTGTTGAGGGCGGCAATAAGCTCACCTGCCGTACGGTCACAACTGCCCTTTGTAGGCAGATATTTAACTTTGCCATTATCGTTTTTCTCCCAAGTTTCGGTTACATAGCCGACATTTTCGGAGCTGTCAAAGAGGGCTTCAAGGTAGGTTACAATTTCATTCACAGGATTCCAGTTTGCAGGCTCGTGAAACTTTACACCCTCACAGGCTGTTACTCCGATATTGCCCTGTTCAAAAGCAATTTCATCATCCCAACCAAGCTCTTTCGATTCCCGAAAAGTCATCCCTCTGTCCTTAGCCATTTGGATTATTGTGCCGGCTGTAACCGGTGAGGCAGAGCCGTTAAAGCTCTGCCATTTCTTTTCACACTCACCGTTGTGATATCGGCTGTCTGCTCGGCTCCAATCGTCCCAATCCTTTACGCTGTATCCCTCTTGTTTGAGTGCCATTCCGACATTTACCCATTCTTGATAGTCAAGCTCTGATGGACTGATGTATTCAAGTGCATTAAGTAAGTCCAACCGTATTCACCTCGCTTTGCGGTACATATGTTTTCGGGTTAATGTTTTTCGGAGTTCTCCAACCGTTTGCGGCAATCCTTGAAATCAAGGCTGACGCTTCGTCAAACTGCCACTTGCCCACATGCTGAAAACCTCTGCTTTCGAGCATACGGATTTGTTTAGGTGTTGTTAAGCCCTCAGTTCTTCGCTTTTCGAGCCTGTCAAGAATAAGTTTTGCTTTGCCGGCACTCTGAATTTCATCAGGGAATATTCCGAGCTTTTCAAGTTTTGCTTTCTGTTTGTCTGTTGGCGGAGAACACTCCCAGCCGAATGCAGGAACATATCCTGCAAGGTCCTGCGCCTGAATTGACATTTCATACTGCAGCGGATCTACAAGTTTGCGTTTGCGCGTTCGCATTTCCGCAAGCTGATTTGCAAGCGCCTCTTCACGCTGAGCAACAACATCTTCACTTGCTTTTTTCTCCGCTTCTTCAATGTCAATCGGACATCCTGCCTGTTCTGATAAGTTTTCGGTCATCTTTTGTGCGACTTCTTCGTTGTCGCAAATGAGATGTGCAGGTCTGCAAAGTTCGTGTCGCTCTGTATGCCACAAAAAATCAAGGAGCAAAAGCTCCGTCTTGTTTGGAGCAAGTCTTGTACCTCTGCCGACCATTTGGCAGTAAAGCCCACGCACCTTTGTAGGTCTTAAAACAACAACGCAGTCAACACTTGGGCAGTCCCAACCCTCGGTTAAAAGCATTGAGTTACACAAGACATTGTATTTATCGTTTTCAAAGTCCTGCAATATCTCTGCTCTGTCCTCGCTGTTACCGTTTACCTCTGCCGCTTTAAAGCCTTTTCCGTTCAAAATATCTCTAAATTTCTGCGATGTTTTTACAAGTGGTAAAAACACAACAGTTTTACGGTTCTTACAGTATTTTTTCATTTCTTCGGCAATCTGATAAAGATACGGATCAAGTGCCGTGTCAATATCACTTGCTTTAAAATCTCCTGCCTGTGTGGCAACTCCCGAAAGGTCAAGTGTAAGCGGTATTGTCACAGCTTTAATCGGTGACAGATACCCCTCTTTGATAGCCTTAGGGAGTGTGTATTCATACGCAAGCGAATCAAATACTGTTCCTAAATTTTTCATATCTCCTCGGTCGGGTGTTGCGGTAACACCCAACACTTTCGCATTGTCAAAATGCTCAAGCACACGCTGATAGCTGTCGCTGATTGAGTGATGTGCTTCATCAATAATGATTGTGTCAAAATAATCGCTGCCAAAGTTTGACAGCCTTTTCTCACGCATAAGCGTCTGTACAGAGCCTACAACAACCCTGTTCCACGAACCTATGCAACTTTGCTCGGCTTTTTCAACCGACGAATTAAGTCCTGTTGCTTTTTTGATTTTGTCCGCCGCTTGGTCGAGCAATTCTCCACGGTGGGCAAGTATCAGCACCCTGTCACCTCGACGGACACATTCTTCAGTGATTTTTGCAAAAACTATTGTCTTGCCACAGCCTGTAGGCAAGACAAGTAATGTTTTTAAATTGCCGTTTTCCCATTCGGAGAAAACGGCATTCTTCGCTTCATTCTGGTACGGTCGTAACTGCATTAAAAGCTACCCGGTGTCCAGTTATTCGGCGTCGCAGTATTTGGCATTGCAGGCTGTGTGTTATACTGTGGCGGATATGTAGGCTGTACATACTGCTGAGGTGCAGACTGTGCTACAATAGGCGATACGGTTGTCACTTGCTCATCATAAGCGTAGAAATACTTGATGTCATTTGTTACGCCCTCTGTGCCGTCATTCTTGACATATTTGCGGATGATAACCTGACATTTACCTTTCTTGCCGATAATGCCTGTCCAGTCCATACGGAGCGGTTCGCCGTGTTTTTTCATTGACACGGACAAAAAGAGCTGTGACAGCTTCCATTCAAGTGAGGAGTGCAATACAAAATTAACTGTAATTTCTCTCTTGTCATCTGCTCCCCATACATCAAAAGTCACTTTTGCCATGTTGCAAGGTGGCAGTTTACCTTTACCCTGTGAGCGAGCACGCTCAACCTTTGCTACTGTAAAATCATAATTACCCTCGGGGAGCGGTTCATAATTTCCGCCCTCTTCGGTTATTTCGTCATTCCAACCAAATTCTCTATCCATTATTCATCTTCCTTTCTTATCTTATTCAAATGGTAAATCTCTGTTGTTGCTTACTACCTGAAAGACTTTATCCCAAGCGCCTACTAAGCAGCCTTGAACAAAGCGTGGGTCATAATTTTTAATCGGTGTTTCATAAGGATAATGCCCTTGTGTAAATACTGCCTGTCTGATTTCGCTTTCATCAACTCCGTTTGCTCTCATAAGATCGGCAAGAGCTTTTGGAATATCGTCAGGAATATTAGGCTCGTATAACGGTTTAGGCTGTGCAACCGGTTCAGTTACAGGTGGCTCAGGCTGAATTGGTATAGGTGCCGGCACAGTCGAAGCATTCGGTTCAGGTTGAGTAGGTGTAACTGGGGCAGTGTGGTTTGAAACTGTATTATTATTAAAAATATGTGAAATACCTGAATAATCAAACTCCATTTCCTCCGGCAGTCCGTGACGATTTTTAGCGTCCCAACAAGGGTGATGAAGTGTGTACATCACTCTGCCGCCACCTTGAGCTTTATATTTTTTTCCGTCTTTATCCGATGCGACTGCGATAGTTTTGTAATTAGCGAAAAGCACCATATCCGCCCATTCTTTTACAAGCGGAGAAATCTGTGAAGCAGTCTTTTTGCCGAGTTTAAGCTCCCAACGGTCATACTCGCCGATTTCGTCAGGCTGTGAAAATTTGCGGAGCTGTGCGTGTGCGGTAAGCACAACATTGATACCTCTGTCAATCAAATCTTCAAGGCTGTTCAGGAATCTGCCGAACTCCTCTTTTTCATAAACATAGCCGTTTCCGTAACCGAAATCTTCAATACCTTTTTTGCCGTACTTTGAGCAAATATCGTCAATGCAAAGCTGTTCCGCCCAGTCAATTGTATCAATAACAACTGTTTTGCATACAGTCGGATTGTTTTTGATATATTCAAGCTGACTTTTGAGCATAGTCCACGATGTCGGTTTATCCATTCTCGCAACATCAAGGTTTTTTGTACTGCCCTCTGTGTCGATAAACAGAGGGTTCGGAAACTGCGAAGCAAAAGTTGATTTGCCGATACCCTCGGGACCGTAAATTACAACCTTTTGAGCCGACTTGATTTTACCTTTTGTGATGTTCATTATCTTACCCCCTGTACATCTGAAAAGTTGATTTTATTGCCGTCAACATCAATGACAACATAGTCGATTGCGTAATTGAGCAGTTCGTTTGTAAGGTCCTGTATTGACTTGCCTGTCATACCTGCAATCAAAACAATTCTTGAATAATTTTCGGGCATAATCTTGACTTTGGTATAACCGCAGGCAAGCTCTCTGTGCGGATTACATTTGATTACGCATTCATTTGTATTTGTTTTTGCTGTTGTAGTTCTTGTATCCATAATTAAAACTCTCCTTCTGTCCAAGTTGGTGTTGCTGCAGGTGCGGTTGTTTCGGACTTAATATAGCCGTCCTCGATGATTATTGAACATTCATCGCCGTTTGAAACTCTTGTTGCAATAGCCTGCAAGCCCTCTGATTCAAGCCATTTTGCAAAGTCTTTGAGTGTGTCGGTATCCATTTGTTCGAGCTTGTCAAGCAGGACAAATCCGCATTCGGGATTGAGCTTGCGAACAATTGCTGTAGCGACACGAAGCTGTTCCGAACCGCTCATGTTGTCCCACTTAAAACCGTTGTATGTAAGCTCGCCCTTTTCAACTGATAAGCCGTCAAGGGGCAAATTTGCGTTGTTGAGCAAGTCATATTTTGTTTTGCGGATTTCTTCAAGCTGTGCCGTCATATCGGCGTACTTGCCGTAATATTCCTTTGCGTCCTCATCAGCTTTTGCTTTATCGAGGTTTGCTCTGACTTTGCGGTTGATTTCGTCAATCTCGGTAATGTTTCTTTCAAGCTCTGCCGTGCTTTCATCGTGCAGTTCGGCAACGGTCTTTCTGCTCTGTTCAAGCTGTGCAAGCACTTTTGTAAGCTCGGAATTGTATTTCCTCAAATCCTCGTTAAGCCTGTTGATTTCGCTCTGCAAATTATTGGCACGGTTTTCAAGGTTATCTTTTTCTGCTCTCAGACGGTTATTTTCACCGTTGCGTGCAAGAATTTCCTGCTGTTTGTTGATAAGCTCCGAGGCTGACACAGGTTCATTCGGCACGCCCTCAAACTCGGGCATTTCGGCGGCAAACTTTTTCTTTTGGTCTGCAATCTGACCGATAGCACGGCGCTCGTTATACACCTGTGTTTCCTGCGTTTCGAGCTCGTAAACTCTGTTGCCTACACCGATAATCTGCAGGAGCGTGTCAGCTTTTTCCTTGCCTGTTGCATTCATAAACTTCGGCAGGTCAAGAGCAAAGTTGCTGACAAATGCGTCAAGCAAAGCCTGTCCGCCTTTGTTGCCTAAGGTATCAATTACTTTAAGGCTGCTGTTCTTACCGCTGCGCTCCACAACAATACCGTTTGAGAGCTTGATTTTTAGATGTGGCGGAATTGTTGAACCCTCACGGTACGGAGCAGACGGAGCGAAACGATTACCGCCGAGAGCCCAAGCAATGGCATCAAGAACAGATGTCTTGCCTTGTCCGTTTTTACCGCCCAACACGGTAAGTCCGTTTTCGGTCGGTTCATAAGCAACCGCCTTTACTCTTTTTACATTTTCGATTTCAAAAGCTGATATTTTTACTGACATTCTTTTTTCTCCTTTATATCTTGATTTTTTGAGTAAGAAAGGATATAATCAAGGTGGTTATATTGTTTATATCCTTAAAACCGTTGGAGCTGTGCGAAAGCTTCAGCGGTTTTCTTCTTTTGCAATTTCCTCAATAATTGAGAAAATGCGGTCCTTTTCAGCCTGTGGCAATTCGTGACGGAGTTTGCGTGTTATGCTCGGTTCGCTGATTTTAAGGTGGTCGGCAATCTCCCACAGTTTCACGCCTGCACCTTTTGCTTTTGCTCTGATGTCTAAATTAGCTCGCATAATTACACCTCCTCCCCGAAAACATCATATGCATACATACTGTTAATGCGCTGTCTGAGCTTGATGTTCTCCTTGCGGTAGCCGTTGATTGCGTCATTCTTAATGCTAATGTCAAGCCTTGCGTTCTCAAGCTCAATCTGCAAGTGCTTAACCAAGCTATGTAAGTGCTTGTTCTCGTCCTTAAGACTGCGTTTTGTTTTAATGTGTCTGAGTGCCATTGTAATTCTTCTCCTTTAATCAACTCAAAATACTTGCAAGAACTGCCTTGCTTATACCGCCGAGTTTCTTGTTATAGTCTTTTTGAAAGTGTCGCTTAACAGTAACGCAACTTTTTCCGAGATACTTTGCGATGTCCCGATACTGCAAAACTTCCTTATCCGGAAACGCAGCGTCTAACCTGTCGAGGTTGTCTCTAAACAAAGTTTTTTCTCGTGGCATATTACTCCCCCACAATCGTAACTAAGCTGATAGCGTCCTCAATCAGAGTGCGAACAAGGCTCGACATCTTCTTTCCGGACTTCTCGCAAAGTTCGTTAAGAGCCTTTGCGGTTTCATCTGATACACACGCAGATACTACATTTGAGCCTGATGTGGCTTTGTCTGCGAAAATGACAATCTGTCCTTTGTTATTTAACATTTTGTTTCCTCCTTAAAATTAAACTCGATAACGAGTTGTTATTGAGTTCCAATAGTAATCTGTACGCCTAACGCCTTAAACAACTTATCAGCGTTTTCAAGTGAAATGCTTTTTTCTCCTTTCTCCCAGTATTGGATAGCTCTTTTTGTAAAGCCTGCTTTTTTAGCGAGTTCGCTTTGAGAAAAGCCTTTCTGTTTTCTGCTTTTGAGCAATATTCCAGCAAATTCATTGATGTGCATTGATTTCACCAACTTTCTATGATATACTATATGCAGTGATGAACCGCAATTCATTACACTATATAATGAAAGCGAGGTGTAATTATGAGAGAAGACTCAATTGCAAAAATTGCGGCATTGTATGCCAAAGAAATTGCAGTCGCAAAGGCTAACAGTTCTGATATGTCTCCCTGCGGTGAGAACGGCGAAGAAGTGGCTAAATTCTATACTGAACTCTTTAAAAAGGCATAAATGAAGCACTTCAAAACTCAGCCCTCAAAGACTAACAAAACCTTGGCGACCTCAGGCAGAACAGCAACTTCTGCTGTAGAGGTCGCTTCTCCTTTTGCTACCCTTACAACAAATTCTGATAAAGCATTTATAACCTTATCTCTGTCTTCTTTTTTCATCTTCTCACCTCTTTTTTTATTTAATTGCTTTATACCTCTTTTAGTGCTATGATTTAAACACGAAAGGAGGTGTAAAGATTGGATAGTACCATTGCTCTAATTGTTTCTATCTCGGCACTCTTGCTTTCCATTGTTTCTCCGATAGTTACCGCTATAATAAACGGTCATTACTCAATTAAGGAAAAAGAGTTGACAATGCGTTCGGAAAATGTAAAAGAAAACAATGAATTCTATGTCAAGTATAGAACCGAAGTTATAGAATCATATATAGCAAGTGCAGGTGCCGTTGTGTATCACCACAACAACACTTCAAAAACAGATTTTGGTAAATGTGCCACGGAAATATATTTATACATTGATGAATCAGAATGGAATTATATTGACAGCATAAATAACGGCATAGCTAATCTTTGTTACGATGAAACAAGAGAAACTTTAGAAGATTTTGTAAAGATTATTGCTAAGAAATATAGTGTTAGAGTCCCCAGAAAAGTAGAATAAAGCACAAATGCAATAAGCAGCAAACTGTTCCAAGTATGTGCATTAACATTGATATGACATACTTTGAATTTTTGTATGCAAATGTATAAACCAAAGCAGTTATTTCAAGTGCAATCCCGATAATTCCTAATAAATATATTTCAAACACATTTTTTCACCTTCCCTACGGAACTAAAACCCAAAATATAATACCTGCCCAAGTTGCAGACAAAAGCGACACTGCTATGCAAAATGCTGTATGCCAATAGTGGTGTTGCTTTTTTTCATATTCAAGCTCGTTCATCTTCTCACCTCCTACTGCTATTTTGCCATAGAATTTCGTTTAATTTGGACAAGCATTCATTGATGTTTGTCTTCGTCCATTGCCCACTTAATCAGATCCATAATTTGAGCGTCGTGCTTATCAAGGTAGCTGTCTATTGTTTTATACAAAAGGGCGGCTACTATTTTTATTGCTAATACTGCTGAAACAAAAGCTGTGCAAAGCATTAGCAGTCCTAAAATTATTATTACTTCCGTCTTTCTTCACCTCTTTTCAGCGTGGTAGTTTCCTTGTTTATAAGGTTTTCAAGTTCTGCGATACGCTTTGTAAGAGCACCGAGGTTTCGATAAACTTCAAGCATATCTGCTGTGTAATCGGGAACTTTGTTCTCAACAGATTTCATTCGCTTGTTGAGATTATCAAGTGCACCGTACACATTAAAAATTTCGTCTGTATGTGTGTCAGCCATATAAATCTCCTCCTAAGCTGTTTTCTGCTGTTCGGCTAAGTTAGTTTCTAATAGCTTCTACGAAACAAGAAGGATTGTTAGTTCTTCCTAATAAGTAATCGGTTGAACAATTAAAAATATCAGCTAAACTCAAAAGTATATTAATGGGAATATTACCTTTTGTTTGCCAATTATAATAACTTTTACGTTCAATTTTTAACTTATTAGCAAGGTCTTCTTGTGTCATATTAGCTCTTGCTCTTTCGGCTTCAATATTTGGGTATAAAAACAGCACTAATCTCACCTCCTTTATCGTGTTAAATAGAAATACTCTTATTGCGTATCTATAAGTTGATTATATACGCAATAAGAGTATTTGTCAATATCTTTTACAAGTAAATTACGCACAAAGAGTATTATAGATTTTTGTGCAATTACACTAATTGAATATTATTTTAATTATTTACTTGACATTTTTACACATTTAGAGTATTGTATTTATAACAAACAAATCGTTTTATTGGAGGAAAAATATGCTCGGGGAAAAACTTAGAGAACTTAGAACAGAACTTAATCTTAACATGAAACAAGCTTCTGAAAAATTAGGGATCTCATACACAACTTATGTTGGCTATGAAAAAAACGAAAGGGAACCAAACTCTGAAACTTTAATCAAATTAGCAGATTTTTATAAATGTTCTGTCGATTATTTAATAGGAAAAACTATAAGACTAAATTTTATTCCACATGAAATTGAAGAAGCTGAAATTAAATGCCCTTTGTGTGATTATGATTATGTCCATTTTATTAGAGTTTTATCGGTAAATTTCTCGCAAGAAAAAAGTAGCGGAATTGCTATGGAATTTTTATGCGAGGATGGGCACAAATTTTATATTGTGGTTGAAACATACAAAGGTAATACATATATGGTAAATGTAGATGACAATAACAATATTTTAGGGTACACCTCGTTTATTAATAGTAACTCTGACAGCGGAACAAACATTCACAAAGAAAAACTAATTACTAACTATGCGGCATTGAATAATTTTGGAAAAAATAGGCTTTTCGAATATTCAAATGATTTAATATGTAGTGGCAATTATAAAAAAGATACTTACAAAATAAAAACCGCCGCCCGAAACGGAAGTTTTAATGAAACAACCGTTACGGATGACGATTTTCAAAAACTTATGGATTTACCTGATGTTGATGACTTAAAATAAAGTTTTGGAATTGTTTGTAAACCTCTCTCTCAAGCGGAGCAACAAGAAACTTGTTTCGCTTGTAGAGTTTTTGCAAACGTTGCCAGCGGTATTCTGCCGCAATTAGGCTTATATCGCATATTTGAGATATTTCGTCAGCACTTTTGACCTCTAATCCCCACAACACACAAGCAGGAGCAAGCAAACGGCTGGCAAATACATTTGCTTCTTGCTCAATGGGATTGTCATTTGGTGAGATTTCTCGATTGATAAGTTCGTATTGTCCTACATGTCCGAGCATTATGTGCCCAAGCTCATGCGCAATAGTAAAGCGTTTCCGCTGCCGATTGCAATCTTTTCGTATAAATATGATAGGTTGATTGTTAATAACGGTGCACTTACCGTCATTGCCCTGCTCCAATTTGTCGTAATACTTTACTGCAATGCCGAGTTTGTAACACAGTTCAACAATATTAACAGGGAGTTCTCGGACGTTTTCTTTTAACAGGATTTCCCACGACATATTTCGGGACTTCTGATACTTTTTATAATCCATAAAAATCACCTCGTAACTATTATGGATTACAAAAATAAATTTACAGCAATAAAGCAATAACAAAATAAAAAAAATCCGCCCTACCCTGCGCCAACAGGATAGAGCGGTGTACGACGCAAAGGCCATACAAGACTGTGGAAAGTCTTTAATTATTATAAGATAAATTAGCCTTTGTGTCAATAAAAAATGAATACAGAGGTGTTTTTTATGAAATGCAAGAGATGCAAAAAGACTTTGCAGTCTGATTTTAAATTCTGCCCTTGGTGCGGTTCTAAATCTGCAAATCAAAAATACTACCGCAGGCCTGACGGGCTTTATGAAAAATCAATCGTCTATGACGGCAAAAGACACATATTCAGAGCAAGAACCGAAAAAGAACTTGAAAAGAAAATTTTTGCTTATAATCCCGAAAGTGAGCAAACTAAGTCAGGTATGCCGTTCTCTGCTGTTGCGGAAGAATGGGAAGCTGATGCATTTGAAACTCTTGCTCAAGGTTCTATCAAGGCATACAAGCCACGAGCAGAACGGGCTGTTGACTATTTTGGCGATGAGCCTATAACAAACATCGGACTTCGTGAAATCAACCGCTATATAGCAAAGTTTCCTAAATCTTGGGCATATAAAACCGTTAAAGCATACGCATCCGTACTTAGCCTTATTTTCACTTATGCCGCACAAAATGAATATATAACAAACAATCCTTGCCAATACATACAAATAAGCAAGAATCTTAAAAGAACGCACCGCAGAGCCCCAACATACGAGGAAATCGAGATTATCAAAAATTCAATCTCTGCCCCGGGAGGATTGCTTGCGTTTTTCTTTCTCAATACAGGTGTCAGACGAGGCGAGGCATTGGCTCTTAAATGGAGCGACATAGACTTTGAAAACCATATAATACATATCACAAAATCATTGTATCATGTAAACAATGCACCACACATAAAAGAGCCGAAGACAGAGGCAGGCAAGCGTGATGTACTGCTTACAAAAGGTCTTGAAACAGAGTTACTTAAAATCAAGGGCGAGAAAAATGAAATTGTCTTTAATTGTGACGGCGAATATTACACACAGTCACGCTTTGATAAACTTTGGAAAGACTATCAGACTGCCACAGGCCTTGCCGAGCTTACTCCCCACATTGCCCGACACGGCTTTGCTACAATCTGTTTTGAGGCTAATCTGAACATAAAGGATGTTCAGGAAATTTTAGGTCACGCTCAATATTCAACTACATCAGACATCTACACTCACCTTACACAAAAGCACAAAACAGAGGCACTTAATAAGCTGAATACATACTTTGAAAACAACTACTAAAAGCAACAGAATTTCAACACATTGCACAGATTTTACACAGTAAGCCGTTTTATGGCTTAAATACTGCATTTGTTAAGAGTTCAAATCTCTCCATCTCCGCCAAAAGCACTCGAGCAATCGGGTGCTTATTTTTTGTGATAAACACTGAAAAATCGGCTTATTTGCTATGTTTTTCAATCACTCAGCCTTTGCTTTTTGAGTGAATTTCGGTATCAAACAATATCAGCTAAAATCAATAAAGTTACACAGTAAATTATGCCATAGAGAGATTTTTGTACTATCCGAACAAGTCAGTTTACTTAAATAATACTCATCCGGTTCATATTTTGAAACTGTATCAAGAACATAATCAGCAGAAACAATCATAAAATGAATTAATTTATCATCGTCCATAAAACCACCTGCTTGTTCTTTAATCCATTTTATATATGGTGAATCAATAACTTTAAAAAAAGAATGATTTGGAAATTCTTTTCAGACTTGTTGCCATTCACCTGCAATAAAATTAAAACCAATTTCTTCCGTTGAACGGCAATAACTTTCCACATCCGCCCATCTGATTGAAAACAATTCCAGTTCATTATTTTCAAGAATAACTGTTAAACCGTCAAAATCATCACTTACAGATTTTATATTTAAACCGTAACTGTTTATATTTTTTTAAATATCCCATTTTTCGATTATAGTTTCTATAATTATCACCCGCATTTGTCTGTTAATATTATAGTAATAAACTTTATAATTACTTAGCTTAAAAAATATGCCGGACCATAATTTAAGCATCCGTACTAAACAAATGTATTTACTTCTGTTCGCCTGCATTGCGGACAACGGGCATTTTATCAAAATCATAGTATGAGAGTTCGTCTATTCCGTTTAAAAATGCGTGACAGCCGTTTACTATCATAAGATTGGTCTGCTCAATATTATAGCAGCACACTATTACTTTTTTGCCTGTCGCATAGGCATATCCGCACTCCCACGCAGTTCCGCTGTCGGAGTACATTCCGCCGTAAAGCAACACAACCGCATCGCAATCGTCAATTCCGCCTTTGTCAATTTTAAAAATTTCTTCTGCCCATTCTGCATTGGTAAGGCTTTCCCTGTTCTCAACATCGTGCTCCATAGGTACAAAAACTTCGTGACCTTTTACTTTAAGAATTTCAACCGCACGGTGAATATTTGCAATTTCGTTATCGTTAAAAAACGGCGATGCAAGGTAAATCTTCAT